CTAGCGTCAAATAACCGTGAGCATACCGACTTCTTGACGCGCTTGCGCCTGCGTACTTCTGTCACGCCAATGGATTCAAGCTCATCAGCTATCTTCTTGAAGTCATCGTCAACCTCATGAACCTGCCCATTGGACATCATGACTAGCTCGCGCTCCTCCTCTTCGCAGTACAGCAGCTCACCAATGACTACGACTTCAGCCTTGTCATAGTAAGCCTCGCCATCACGGCCTTCATCAACTGACTCGCCAGATGCTTCAGGCCAGCGCCTGTCATACTCATCCTTGCCAATCGCATGAAGGACAAAGCAATAGCGGCTGTCTGACTTGTCTTGCTTCTCTGCCGCAGGATCAAACCACACACGGTCTATGGAGTTGCCAATCGGCTCAATGAACAGGTCTTGGTCAAAGCTGTCCTGACTCACATACTTATGAACAACACGCCAAGCGCCGAAGCCAGTGGTCACCATGTTGCGAGCAGCGTGGTTGTAGACCTCACTAGCATCAGACATAGACTCAATGTTCCTGACAATGCCTGAGTAGGTGTTTGCTATGTCCTTGGTGCTGTTGCCGCCAGCAGGCGAGACAGAGACATCAAAGGACGCTTGGTCAATCTCGGAGCAGACCTGATCAATGATCGGATTCACCATGTCAAAGCTGTAGCGTGGAGACTTGCTCTCAGCAGCGTTGTTGTACCAGTACGGCTCCCATTGACCATCACGCTTATCAACGAACAGCGCAGCCTCACGAGCATTGTCGCGCAGGTCTTGGTCTGCTTCCTGAGATGCAGCTAGCAGGCCAGCAACGTACTCGTGGTCATCGTACTTGCTAGAGTCATAGACCTCTTCGCCGTACTCTTTCTTGGAGTCTTTCTCGTATTCGTAATCGCTTTTATCCATGATGCTTCCAGCCGCTGAAGTTGAGGACAACTTTCTGTTTGTTTAGTGCTTTAGGTGAGTGCAGCGACATCATCAGCGCATCACCCATGTTTGGACTCGGTAACCGATACGGAGGCTTAGCCATCTCCGCTTTGCTTAGTATCTGTATCTTACCAGCATTGTTGCGTTTCAGCGGTATGCGGCAGACCTCAGCTCTGAGCTGATCCAGTACCGCTATCTCAGAGGACAGACTGATCATCTCCTCTGGATTCACATACTCGCCTTTCTCAACTGCGCGGTAGGTAGCCTCGAACCTATCTCTTAGCCGCCACCAGAACTGCGCTCGCTTGTTTCTAAAGGTTTCACGGTTAGTCTTGTTGCGCTCAGTGCCGCCGCTGGTGTACGGCATCTCTGGGTCTTCTGCTGCCTCTGAGCCTTTAAACATTGAGTAAGTGATACCGTTCTTGCCAGCCAACGCCTGATCTACCTGACGCTTGAGAGAGACACCTAAGCCGTCCGCATCCCATAGGAAGTGGTCAGCGTTAGCTTTCAACGCCTTGTCCAGCGCCCAATCCATGCCTTCGCCAGCGTCACCTGTTACCATTTCACACACATCTAAGATCACGTTTCCATGCCTAAGCACAAAGCCTTTGCTATCACCACCTTCATCAGAAGGATCGTGAGACGCAATGATAGCGCCTTCAGCCTTCCAGCCGAGCTTTATGTGTGCGTCCTGTGCTGCCAAGAACCATTCCACTGGAATGATGCTGTCCTCATTCTCGTCATACGTCTCGCCTTCCCATACATGAGCATAAAGAGCCGCTGACATATGCGCTTGGTCATAGGCTCGCTCTTGCTCCAAGACTTCTGGGAACGCAGGATTGTCATTGTAGTTCATCCAGACAATCGTGTGATGCTCATCTTCGTAGACACCATCACGCCGCAACTCTTTCTCAAACGGCTTAACGAATCGTAGGAAGAATGGATCAGCCGCTGACCTTGGGTTAGCTGCCATCCAGATCTCTGAGCCTGCGGTTCTGAGCGTAGGAGTCAGCGCCTTGAGGCTGGCCTCAGATATTGTCTGGCTCTCGTCCACAAACACTCTGGAGAAACCGTGATAGGACTTTACGCTCTCTGGAGATCTAGCTAGACCGATATACTTGAACGCAGTCTCGCCGCCGTAGCGAATCTCATTGCGTTGAACCTCAAAGCCTTTCAGGTCTAGCCGTTCGATCTCAGCACACAGCAGCGTATGAATGGAATCATCAATGCTGGCTTGGAACTCACGAGCGCAGAGAGTCTTGATGCCTTGCGTCTGAGCTGCCAGTAGACACAGATCACCCATAGTCATGCTCTTGCCTGAGCCACGGCCTCCGATGCAGATCTTGTAGCGTTTGGCCTGCAAGAACGGAAGCATCTTCTTGGGTATCTGCATCTTGGGCATTATTCGTACTTCACAGTATTCTTTTTCTGCTTAGCCTTAGCCATTGCTATGGCGATTGCCTGATTCTGTGGCTTGCCTGCCGCCATCTCTGTCTTGATGTTCTTGGAGATAGTCTTTTTGCTCTTTCCTTTCTGTAGTGGCATTTCCGAATATCCTCTCAAAGTTTGCTTGGAATTCTTTCTGGCTCACGCTGTACGGTCTTGGCCTTGATCCTTTACCGCCTTCCCAAGCTCCTGTACTCATGTCAGTCTCCACAAAAGCACGGAATGCTTCCATCTATACCAAAATCAAATGTTTGCTGAGAAGTAGCAATTATCTTCATGTCAGCGTAACTGGGATGATCTGCTCTAAAGAATGCTCCAGCACCTTTTTGCTTATTCATCTGAGACTCAGCATAAATCCACCAATCTGCAAGGTCTGGCCTTTCTCGAATAATTGCCAGCTTTTTAGACGCTGCTTTCAAAAAGCATAAATCACAATTACCCCAATCAGTGACTCCATTGTTATTAGGCAAATTCAAATCAAATTCATTGTTAGACCAATAACTACTGACATCTTGTTTAGTTATTCCATCTAACCATAATGGCAAGTACCTTTCCTGCCCTGTACAAGTAGTGCCGTGAAGTTTTGATGCCCTGCGTTCTTCGTCAGCCCTGATTCCAACAAATCCAACATAAGGCATTTCCCAACCGATAGATAACAAATAATCTCTTATTGGAATTGATTTTAAGTCTTTCGTGCAAAACCGAGCTACTGGGTTTGGCGCTAAATCTCTAGCTTTCATCAAAGCCAAAAACGGTTCGCCATTCCGCGCTGCTGTATCATAAGTCACAGTCTTAACATTGAAAATTACTTTGGTTTTATGATCTTTTGGAGCTTCCTCTGCATAAGTCTCAAGCCAAACAATATCTATATTCCATTTTTTAGCGCAATCACGAACAAAGTCCAAAGTTTCTGGCATTTCCTTGCCTGTATTAGTAAAACAAACCTTAATATTTTCTGGAAGACACCCATCATACGCATCTAAGACTTTGCGAAGCATATAAGCGCTAGTCCTGCCTCCAGAAAATGCTATGACGCAATTTTCATCTGTTCTATAGAGAGATCCTTTGCTCACTCCATCACCTCTATCGTCCAGTGTGTGTCCATGTCCATCATAATAGGCTTGCCGTCTGCGCCTGTGTGCTCTGTGCGGCTCTTCTCTGTCCATCCCATCCTCTGGGATAGCCACAACTTCATGCTTGGATGATCGCCTTCCATCGCCTTGTCATAGAGCTTCTCGACCATCATGACACCAGCTCTGGTCAAACCACGGTCATAAGCCTCAGAAACTCTCGTGTCGCGCTTCATGATTTCACGTAAGGTGTTGTCGCATATACAAAAATATTTTGCGAGTTGTTCATGCGTTAATGAGGCGGCTAGTTTCTCAACTAACTCTACCTCATCATCTGTAAAAACTCGTTCAGGTCTTGCCATCAGAAGAACTCTTCCTTCTTAACTTCAATGATAGTTTGAGGAATACCTGCCGCAGTCCTTAGCTCTCTCCGAGCCATTGCTGCTACATACTCCTTGTGATCCTTATACCGAATCTTCCTGCCTTTAGACTTATCTGTCTCGTACATCACAATAGTAAAATCGTCAGCATCTACAGTCTTTTGAAGTAGATAATGACGATCTGGAGTAAATTCTTTGCTGCGCTCAAACAGGTCTCCTATTTTGAGTCCTATAGATTCTACCACATTATCACCTTTTGCGCTGCAAGCAAAACAATAGAATAGGAGCTTCTGGCCTTCAGGCGTGTCCGTCACTGTGACTGACATAGAAGGATTGGAGTCATCGTGTACAGGACAGCAGGCAGTCCACTTGTTCGTGCCTAGCTGTCTTACCTTGTCTAGCCGATCTAATACTGGCTGATACCATTCGATCATGCTCGCTTACTCCATGCAATCTGACGGCTCTTGATCCAACTCAGTGCTTCTGGGATTGGCTGTCGGCCTATCTGCTTCAGGCCGTTAGGAGCGCAGGAGAAACATTCAATGTACTTATGGTACGCCCAGCCTTTCTTGTAGTTATGCTCGTAACCGTAATGCAGCA